GCCTTGACCTCTTCATTAAACGCCGCCAGCTGGGCGTCCAGCTCAATCCGCCGCACGGCGATGTCTTTTTCGCCGATCAGCGCTTGTCGCTGGAACTCCGCTCGCGTCACCTTAGGCGCTGCGTCATCGGCCAGCCCGGCAGTCATCGCCTCACAGCCGGTCAGGCTGACCACAAACCCCATCGTCAATACAAAGACCACCGCCGCGGCGATGCTGTAGCGGTTGTGGTCGACGACCTTTAATACCTTGTGCAGTACATCTTTCATGGTTTTTCTCCTAAAAATGCTTGTTTCAGTAACGAGACGTTTTCTTTAGTGACGACAATGACATCCGGCCGGGATGTTTTTTCAAAGAACGGGTTAAAATCAGCGGGCGTAAACGCACGCCCTTTTTTCGGGTCGCGATTGACATTGGCCACCAGTGCCAAAATCGACGATGTGTGATTCCACATCTCTGTGCTGCGGCCTTCGGCCATCCAGACCAATTGCCGCAGCGTCAGCGGCAGGGGGGCTATGCCGACGGCTCCGGCAAGCTGCCAGACAATGCGCCATCGATCAGCTTGTCTAAGTCCATCGCGCTTATCCTGTCTTCGATGGCCGCCGTCGCCTTCTCGATGAGCTTGGCCTGTGCCGCGACCGCCCTGGCCCGGTCTGTCCGGCCGCGACTCTGGAAAAAATCCACCAGCTCCTCATAAAACGCCTTCTGTGCCCTCAGCAGCGTTGCCCCGTCAAACGACCGGTGTACGTCGGCGGCGGTGACTTTGTGGGTTTCAAACTGGCTTTCCAGCATCGCGCACAACACCTCACCTAAGAGCATCTCATCGGTGCCCAGCCGGGTCAGCAGTGGCGGCTCGCCGGATTCGGGTTGCAAAAGGTCAATACCGAGCTTGTCTTTAACCGCCAGTGCCGTTCCGAGATTTAGCGCCATCGTCCAGGTGCGGCCGGCGGCGTCGTTGAAAGTCTTCATATAATTTAGCTCCCGTTAGTCCCTGGACTAAATTTAGTCCGAAGGCTAATAAATTGTTATCCTTCAAACAGCGACCCGAACGCCGACAGCTTGGCGGTCACATCGACGGTAATGGCCTCTTCCAGCGGCTGGCTGGACGAAAAGCCGGTGATGGTAAAATTGCCGACCGGCCCGAACGCGCCGTCTTCGGTATGGACATCGGTCAGCGGCGCAAGGGCAATCTCACCGGCGGTCATAAAGGCCGTGCGGATGGCCAAAAAGGCCGCATCCTCGGGTAAAAACTGCATCTGGAACTCTACGGTACACTCCCGCAGGGTCGGGGCTGTGGCCCGCCATCCGCTGTTGGCACGGGTGGTCACATCCGCCTCGCCGGCCTCCATCGTCAAGGTCAAATCCTTCACGTTACCGGCCACCGTCATCGAGGCCGGGCTAAGCGTTGCCGGGGTATCCGAACGAGGGCCGTAATACAGTTTGGCGTTCATGCCGAGTAAAAATGTCTTTGCCATAAAAATCTCCTATTTTCAGAGGTTATTGAATACTGTTCTTCCACATCGATGGAAGCTTGGGTTTTTCTTTCTCGAAGGCCGGGCCCATATACGGTCGCTGCTGGATATGAATCCGGCGTTTACTATCCCGTCCTACAAGCGTCGTTGTGCCGCCATATTCGAGCGTATGCGGGGCGTCGGTGTTTTTGGCATTGAGTCGTTCGGGACCGATGACGACGCTCTTGCGGCTAAGGTCATAGCCAAAGAAGATAAACCGCTTGAGCAACCCCGTATGGCTGGAGGGCGGCATTCCCGGCGCAGACGATTTCTTACGCTTTCGGATGCTGCCTTTGGCCGTACGACGCACAAACGCCCCAAACCGCGACAAGACCTTCCGAGTCGCCTTATCCATAGCGCTGATGACCTTGGGACTATCAAAAAATAACTGTTTTATCTTCATTCCACCAACACTCTGCCATTAAACGTCGGGAGCATATCGCTAAACGATGCACCGGTTTTCATATCAAAGAGGAAGGCAATCGCATTGGGGGCATCGGGTGAGGTGTCCTTGGACACGGTTGCCGCCGCCGCGTAATACAACGTGCCATAGAGCGTCTTGATGTCCGTAGCCGGAATCGCCACCAGCCAATCTCCGCTTTGGGGATGCCTGGCGGCGGTGATGCGGCCATTGGCAAAGGTAACACTGGCCGAACAGTCGCCGGTGGTTGCGTGGAGGATGTTACCGGTCTTGTCCTGACGGAAGACTACGGTGAGGTTCGCTTCCCCGCCAAAGGGGATGACCAAGACTTTGCTCTCGTATGTTTTTGCCATGTTCTATCTCCTGTTTTTATCGTTTTCGGTAAACAGACTGATACAGACTGGAGGCGGCCGACGGTGCTTTTCTTGGATTTAAAAACGGATACCCGCCATTGAACGCAGGATGAATATCCCACAGCGTCCTAAAGTTCCAACCAGTGTAGTTGCTCTTGTCTTTGGCTTGGTCAGTCGATAATCGTGTGCCGTGACAACTGGTACTTGCACCATCATCGCTAATCCAATAGCACGCCGTTACCGTTGGTGGGCCAGAGGACTCTTTTCCACTAAACTGCCCTACATTATTTCGCCCGGTCGCCAGACCTAACGCATAGCAGCGAGAGATTGCAATGTTAGAGGAGACGTTCCCTGCAAAGCCCCCCACTGCATCGGTGGTGGCCGCACCCGTGACCCGACCCGTTGCATAACAGTCCAAGCATCGAGACTGACCATTCCATCCCTCCAGAGAACCAAACAATCCGCCCAAGTTCGTTCTGTTAGAACCCGTACAGGTCGCCGTCGCACTCGACCACGATTTCTCTATGACACCGCTGTTGAATTTCCCTATCAAACCGCCGATGTTCCATCCAATACCCGACACTGTCCCCGTTGACGAACAGTTTGTAATAGAGCTACCTCCAGTTTCACCTGCCAAAGTGCCTACGGAAGAGGCTCCCGTTATAACACAAGAACGCAGCTTGATATTTTTGAGAACACACGTTGACGCGGTATATCCGAACAACCCAATACCATTGATTGTTGTCCGATTGATGTATAGACTCTGAATCTCAAAGTCCTGCCCATCGTATGTGCCTGTGAACTTTGCTGCGGATGTGCCTATCTGAGCAAAACCGCCACCCGTGTTATAAGGGGAAACACCCAAGTTAATGTTGGCTGTCTGAATATAGTTACCAGCAAGGCTGTAGGCATTTGTGCCAATAGCCTGTAGTTCCTCTGGCGTAGAAATGTTGATGTCAGCATTTTCGATACTTATGGAAAGATATAACAAATTAGGAGTGGTTTCAAACGTCGCATTTGCCCACTGGGCACTTCCAATATCTCGTGGGTCGGACGAAATACCCGTTTGCGACCACGCAAACAACGATGGCTCACTATCGTCCCATACTTCCCATCGGTCGTCTCCCCATGTTATATAATACGCATAATCATCTCTGTACCACCAGTCCGCACCATCATCTATATAGACACCTGCCGCATCTGAAGCGTCTATACTAATGCTACCGACAGCAGGGATATTTCCCCATTCTACATCGACTGGAGAGACATTAGCATCGCATGAGTCGCTGTAAACAATGAACTGATAATTATCAGTGCGTATGGCCCAATTTGTTCCGTCACGCATCAATACATACCAATTGGCATTATAATATGAACCATACCCATCGCTTACATACACACCATTGCCGTTTGTATAAGGGTCAGGAAGACCAGAGATTGTAATAAGTGCAGGGAGTGCCATTATGATTTCCCTCCGCTCAGGTCAGCATCCTTGTCATCAATGACTTTCACTTCAGCATCGATTTCAATGATTTGCTTTTCCGTTCGCATTATCTCGGCTTCAACCACCTTGTTAGGTGCTTTTGCCATTATAGCCTTGACCGTTGTCAAAAAGGTCTTCATCGAGACTTGACCCTTCTTCGGCGCAGGCTCTTTCAGTGTCGGTAACACTGCATCAATCTTGCCCACCGCAGCAGCGATAAACGCATCCGCACCGGCCTTGGTCTGCAAAGTTGTGAGCTTGCTTTCGAGAGCAGCCTTGTCGGATGTCAACCTTTCTTTGGTTGTAAGATTTAAGCTGCTGCCTATGTCCGCAGGAGCGAATCCAAAGAAGCTCTTTACCGAATTTATTACTGTGTTATACCAAGCCATATAGTATAAGTCTCATTTAGTTCCATTAGTAAGAGTAACGACTACGGTAGTTGCCGCCACTTCCCAACACTTTACCGTCCACCTCAAACCGACGGATTGTTGCATCGCCATAATAGCCCTGAAGCGGTGAGGCTAAGCCATTGTCAAAGACTACTGTATTAGCGATGAGGACTGAACCGGCTACA